ACAACATTGATAATTATATTAGCGCTGATGTATATTTAAGGGACGAAAACAAAAAAATAATAAATAAGTGTAAACCCTCACATCATATTGTTTACCCTTTTTACGAAAAAATTGAAAAACTAGATCAACTACATGGTGAATCTTGTGAACAGTACATGACTTATAACTTTTTAAATTATATCATCGAGAATATTGACCCAATCAACGAAGATAACGCACATTTTCTTTTTTTCCTTAGAGACATAACAAAATCCTTAAGATACTGCCTAGATAGCTCCAGTAATAAAGTTATATATCGAAACATTTTTGAGAATGGGTTTTTGTATAGTGAATCAAAGGACAAACTATTAAAGAAGGAATACCATGATGTATGTGATAAGAAAGCTGATTTTTTGAAAAAAACAAAAAAAGAAAATGGTAAGGTTGATTATTCTTTTTGGGTTTTCCTAGCTGAAAAAGGTTTAATTAATGGTGAAGAATTTAAAAACAATCATTATATAAAACATAAAAAAACAATTAAATTAAAGAAAAATTTACTAGACCCCTATACAAACGAATTTCTAAATGAGTCAGGTATTAATTATTATAAGACAAATAAACATTTAAACATCAAAGAAAGGAGACTTTATACAACACCCTTCATGGATATTAACCCAATTGATATGATGATCAAAAAAATGAAAGAGGAAACTGATAGTTATCATGTTGAAATGATAACAAAAATTATAGATTATTGTACAAAGTCATCCAATGATATACCGGATCACATTGATATTATAAAATTAAAAAACATACTAATTGATGATTATAAAGATGATTTAGAGAAATGTAGGAAGAAAACATGGTTAAATTATTTATGGTTTTGTCACCTGGCTTCAACACAATTAATGCATAGTATTCAACAATCAAGAGATCCTTATGAATGTGGTTTTTTTAACTGTGGTGTTCCTAACTGGTTGACTATAGTGGGTGGTGGTTATAATAATCATAACGAGAATAATTCAAAACCTTATTTTACAATGGTTATAACCAGTAGCCCAGAGGATTATACTTCCATTTACGGGGATCTTAAAAAAATTAAACTTAAAAATGATAAATGGTTAGTTGTAACAAAATGGTTCCGGTTACCTGTTTATAAATTTACACATATAAGGGATTCTTTTTATTCTGTTTTATCAACAACAATGTGTAATTATAATGAAAACAGAGATGTCAAAGATGAATATATAAATGAAATGTCTGCAATAAAGTCACTTATATCAACTACAACAAATCAACAAGCCTGTGAATTACTGATGGATATGAGGTATGCTTATATGTCCGCTTTTTCATCTCATACAAACATTGGCAAGTTACTTAAAACAAAATTCTCCCCACCTTATCATGATCATTTATGTACCTGGATAGTGGAAAGATGCTTGTTTAATTTAAAAAATATAACAAAGACAATAATAGAAGGAAATGGTATTACCAATATTGTACCTGATTATTCTTCTAATAAAAGAGTAACGGAGACAATTGGTGGTCGAATCAGCATACCTTCTCTTTGGACTGGGATGACATGCAAGTCTATTGATATGGTCATGGAGGAAGCATTTATATATGTTTTAACCATAAAAGAACCATCCTGTATCTATCACGAAAAGATAAACGCAATAAACACAATTTTAAACTACCAAAAGAAATACGATGATCAATTGCCTGAGTATTCAAAAGGGTATTTTAATTTTAATGATGTTGACAAATTCCTTTATAATAGAGTTGAAAATGATATTGGTTTTTCGAGAGATTTTGTTTATCATTCATTTACATATTTATTGAATATTATAAAACCAGACTATGATAAGATTATAAATGAAGTTTTATCAGAATGTTTTTCAGAAATTATTAGTACAAAGGCTGTTATACATAGTATCGAAAGGGAATATGAAGTAAAAAAATATAGTGCTGCAAGTAAAACAAAAAGGACAAGATTAATAAATAAATTAACCAAATCGGGGTATAGTTTAAGTGATCTTTATGACGAGGAATTCATAGAGTTAATTGATAATAAGTCAAAATATTACAAAACCAAGGAAAGACAAAAGGTATGGGAAACAAGTATTGATCTGTTAGAAGATTCCATAAAGAATAACAAGGAAATATTTTATGTTGAAGATGCAGTTAAATATTTCTTGGAGGAACAAAAAGGCCAAGTAATAGCCGATATCTGTATAAAATCACAATATGGGAGTAAGAGGGAATTTTATGTTATTAATTTGGGTGCAAAGGCAATGGGAAGAATAATAGAGACTTTTTTCAAAAAAATTTGTTTACTATGTGAAACGGAATGTATATCTGTGCCCGGTGACAAAAAAATGGATACAATACAAAAATCATTAAACAGGGCCACCGAGTATGCAAAAGAAAACGCAATGAGAATAAGGTATGTTAATGGGGATTGCACAAAATGGTCAGCTGCTGAATCAATGGGGACTTTTGTAACAATGTGTGATGCACTAAACAATAATGATAAAAAAGAACGCATGTTTTACAATTTATTAAAAGTCGGTTTCCTTAGATGGGCAGACAAAGATATTACAATACCAAGAGAAGTATTATATTGTTTTAGAGGTAAAAATACAAAAGATTATTTAAAAAACAACCAAACACACATTCATAGTACACAAAACTTTTTACAAGGAATGTTTAATTATGCTTCTTCTTTAAAGGCGTCGGCTTGTAATTATTATACTAATTATCTTTGGAATAATTTATCAACACACCCTAGAAAAGATGATTTTAAATGCTGGCATATGGAACATTCTGATGATTATGCTCAAATTATTGTTTATAACAATGAGCATGAATTTGAAAATTATAGATCCTTCTTCAAAATGTGCATGAAATTATCTGGTTATAATGATAGTGATAGGAAAACTAATTGTCAGTCTGTTTTCTTGGAGTTTGTGTCATTAATTTCTTTCAATGGTCAAATGATATACCCAAAAATTAAGAAAACAAAAGAAGTTAACTTATCTTTACCATGTACGGGTTATAAAACAGATATAGAAGCTGGTTTATCTAGACAAGGTGAATGTTCTAGAATGGGTTGCTCAAATTCTTTCTGTTACTTTTTTCAAAGACTACATAATTATTGTATCAGAGACGCATATTCATTGTTGGATGGGCAAAAAAATGATTTAGGGATTGATGAATACAAGACACCTATAGAATGGTTTGGCACACCCGATCAGTTTCCTTTACTAACACTTCTATGTAAGGGTAATGTTAATAACTATAGACTGTATCAGTACGGTGATGATATGGCAAAAAGAATGATCACAACCTCCTTTGTTTTAGCACAAACCACAAAAGATGTTGATCTAGTAGCCCATTCTATTGATGATTATACAAATAGGTTGTATCACCCTAGGTACAGTTATATGATAAATAACAACATTTTAAGAACATTTAAACATAAATTTAAATTAAGTGATCAAATGGCCACAAAATATTGGGAAGAAAAACCAACATATAAAATTTTGAAGCCAAATAATACAAGGGAATTAATTAATTGGTTAAAAATTATGTTTACAAATAGATCTTTTATCGAGGCCTATGTTAGTTTAAGTAGGACACAAATGACTTTAAGGTTATCTGGTTATGTTAAGGGTAGAAAATTATTAAAGGCTCTAGTGGACCAAGTATGGGGTGACGAAGAAAAACCGACAAAAACTGAACTAAAGAAATATAGGGAGGAACATATGATGACAATAAGAGAAAGTTTTCTTTATATGTATAATAACTTAATAAATGATTATAAAATTGTAGACGAAAAATACCTCAAAAAGATTATAATGAAATCAGACCCCACATGTTTCTCCTTATATCATATGTTCGATAATAATGAGTTTATGATTATAAAAAAACAACAAAGACCCCAAGTTGGTTCAACATTGCCATACAAACCCACGTTTTATCATGTTGAAAATGATCCTGGTATAATCCTACAATATATGTTAAACCTTGAGGATTTTAAGAAAGATAGGAGGAAGGTGAAGAGTGAATCCTCTTTACAAAGAGATATTAATACGATAATTTCAATATATGGTGATAAAATGAGTTTATATAAAAAAGAAATCCAAATAATTTATAATGATTTGTCGTTAACAAAAAACAAAAAAACACTTTACGTTGGTTATTCATATGGTCAAAAAAATGTTTATGAAACCCTCAGAGAAATCTTGATGTATAATTTTTGTTATAACAAGGGGATAATCATGAGTGATAACACACAACAAATTACGATACAACCAAACACAGGTAATCTTTTCTATTATCATCAAAAGAAAAATGTTACAGAAACAAGCTTAGCCTGCTTATGTACTTTAACTTTGCAATATGTTTATTTTAGGAATATTTTGGGATTAAGCCTTACTATGACAAGAGAACAATTAAATAATTATATATACGAAATTACAACCATTGATAAAAAATATTCTAAAACAATGGATTATCATGAACTACTTTGTCAATTCAACGAAACAACACTAAAAGAGGAAAACGAAACTTGTTATTTAAAAATGGCTGCTTATTTACAATTTGATTTACTTGGTGACCCTAGCTTACTAATAAAAATAGCCTCCAAATTGTATACCTATACCTATAATTACACCAAGGTCGCAAGAAAACATGACAATAAATATGAAGGTGAAACAAATTGTTTAATGAAGTTTGCAAACTATTATTTTGAAATGAAACAACATAACGAGGATAAACCAACCTTGTACACTGAATGCACAAAAATAAACTTAGTAAAGCTTGCATATTTGATATCACTCAAACTTGGTCATATTATCAATTTTGATACTGTATTGGAGGCTCATTTAAAATATAATTTGGATAGTTACCTAATAAAAACAAGGCTTGAAAATAATAATCAGGATAGGTATCTCTGTTATGTTCATGGTAAATATAGGTGGGTTAATAAAAAAATTATCGATTATCCATATCTCCCCATAATATATAAGAGTAATATCAAAAAAACTCAACTACATTCAACAAACAAAATTGGTGAGATGAACCCCATAATTGATATTTCTACTTTAACAGTTAGGGTAAATAATAATAAATTATTTAAATTACCATTTTGGGTATGTGAACAAAATGTTTCTGTTAAGTGTAGAAACCCAAACAAATTAATAGAAGGGATACCCACGTCAACTTGGTTGGTGAACAAATTGTTTGAAAAGATTGTTAACAACAAGGGTTTAACAAAACATGATATTAAAGATTTTAAGATGGATAACTCAACAGAAATATATATATTGGATAAGTTAAACACAAAGTTTATTCATGATAGGCTCATTCGCTGGGGGTTTGATGATTATTCTTCTGAATTAAAAAAATTATCAAAGGATATTGTTGTTAATAGTAATATAATTTTTATTGAGGAAAACAAAAATGATCTTGTCGAAGGTGATTTGTATACTTATCTACAACCTGAAAAAATGGATTTAAATTTAATCAAAATGACATCAATTAATGATATAAAAAAGAATAACAAACCTGATTATGATTTAATTGGCAAATTAAGAATGCCTGAAAAGTATTTATATAAACCAAAAAACCCAATAAAAAAAGAACTAAAATTAATAAATATTTATACACAAAATACCAGGAATTGTGAAATTTATTATATTGATCACTACAAATATTTTGATGGTTTAGAAGATTCCTGGGTTGATGGTTTGGGGTTATGGGCCAATTTATTTTTAAATGAAAAAAACATAATCATCGAGCCTGACCAAGATGTCTATTATAAAAAAACCCTTGTGATTAGAAAAAGAGATTCAAATTATGAATATTTATACAGATATATAATAAACAATAAACCAACAAATTATTTACCTGAGGTTGAAAACATGCTAATAAAGATGAAAATTGATGATAAAGAAAAGGAAGCGCAAAATACACAAATGATTAGTTTACTTGGTAAATTAAATTATGATTTTAAACTACCTAAATTTGAAGATATTGATGAGAGCACTTTCATGGAATATGACGACAGTGAGGAGGATAATAATTTAATATCTAAAGAAGAGGATATTATAACACCTATCATTGATGATAATGAAAAGAATAAAAAGATGATGATGTTAATGGGTTTTTGCGAAGATGAATCAAGTAAAGATAAGAAAGAAAACGAAACAACAAAAAATGAAAAAATATCTCTAGAGGAAGAGGGTTTCTGTATGGATGATATAGAATTTGTGGAACCAATAATTGATGATGATGAAAAAAATAAGAAAATGATGTTGATGTTAGGTATATATATGGGGCCAGCAATTCCGAAAAATGATGAACCAAAAGAGAAGGTTGTTCCCAAGAACGATATTCTGGAGGAGGATGAGAAAGAGGAGGAAAAGAGGGAAATAAAAGTTAATTCTATAGTAATACCAGAAGAACCATTTGATCAACAGAGTTTAAAAGAAAATATTGAAGAAATAAATATAGAAGATACAGAAAACATAGCATGTATTCTTGATGAAGAGGATGAAGATTATATTGTTAAAGAGAAAGAAAAGTACAAAAACAACGAACAAAAAACAATGATTGTAAATAAATGTATAGATTTCACAAATATTACATTATTAAAACAACATAAAGATGATTTTGAAGTTAGAACCTATAGTATGGTAGAAAGAAGTAAATTAACGCACACACCAATCTTGTTACAATTTTTCGAAAAATATCTTTTGTTGGAGTTTAATTTTGTCGAAACGCATAAGTACATTAAGGAAATAAAATTTTTACTTTCAAAACTTAAATTTTCTAACTTATTAAAATATACACCGAGATGTTTTTATTATGGGTATTTATTTTTACTATTACAAGATAAAATGATAAATCTACTAAGGACAGAAATTCTCTCCAACAAATATGCCATCATTTATGATGAAGATAAAGATACATTCTCCCATTATGATATAAGATTAATTAAGACCGAAGATAGTAATTATAATGAATATTATGAGTACGCATATCATGATTTTGGTGATTATTATATAATTCTAGAGGACACAAATAAGAATGCCTTTGATATAACCCCAACAGATGAACCATTCATATTCCTTCAGCCAAATCTAAAGACCAGAATGGCAATAACAATAAATATATTAACTCTTGAGGATGAAGAAAAAAAGAAAAAAATGATTAACACACAAAATATTTTAAAACCAAAAAACAAAAAATTCATGAAAAAGTAGAATGTGTGAAAACAAGGTAAAAAAAGAAAAAAAGAAAAAGGGGAACTAGAGAAAAAAAGAAAAAAGAAAAAGGTTTTGAAATATAAAAT